ATCTTGGGGATCAGATCCACCAGTTGGCGAGTAACATGACGCACAGCCCGAGCCAGATTATCAACATAGTGGTACGTCCCCGTGTCGCCTTCACGCTGGCGGGCCAGGATGGCCTTGCCTGAGCGTTCGTTGCTTTCTAAGCCCAACGATGCGTTGTACTGCCCCGTAGTGCCCTTGATGTCCTCTGCGGCCCCCATTTTGGCCTGAATCAGGCCCGTTTGAGCCATCGGAGGCATGGCGCGTTGCGGCAGCGGCAACGTATTGCCTGCGCCGTCCGTCACATCGGGGTTAACCTCAAGATACGGCCAGTTCTGGGTGTTTGCAGTCTTCCACTGCATCTCGTACCCTTCAAACTGCCCGCCGTAGCCGATAAACGGCGCCTTGGGCGCCAGCGCCAGCATCTCTGCCTCTTGGCTGGTCCAGTAGTTGTACATCCGCTGGGCATCCTTGGCGTTGCGCACCAAGCCCGAGACGTACACCCGGCCATCGACCTCATACTCGTTGCCGACCACCCGCACCACGGGGATGTACTTGCCGGCCCACTCTTGCTCCTCAAGGATTTCGTAGCCGTTGATCTTGCACCACTTGACGCGCTTGCGGTCGGCCTGGCGCGAGCGAATCGGCTTGCCGAACATCGCCTTGAGTTCCTTGTCCTCAAACGACCCGGCAAACGCCGTCTGGTTGCCCGGATACAGGTTCAGCGTGGCGGTGTCGTAATCGACGTAGAAGTACTCAGCGATGCGGATCGTGTCGTCGTTGATCCACTGGCTCAGGGACTGGTCGCCCACACCCAGACTCATCAGCGTGTTGGCCGGTGACGCCTTGGGGTACAGCCGGTGGTACTCCTCGCGGGTGATGTCCTCAGTGATGAAGCACCACTTGGCGTCAGCCCCGCAGGGGTCTTGAATCATCGGGTCCATGTAGACCGAGAACGAGTTGCGCACCCGCCCGATCTTGATGTCCTGATCAAAAGTGTTGTCGTCGCAATACTCGGTCAGGATGCGGATGTAGCCCTCACCGAACGACACCTGGTTCTCGCAGGCCGTGTCGTAGGCCACGTCGGCGTCAGAGATGTACTCAATGTGCCGCACCACGCCGTCAAAGATTTCCGCGACCTCGACGTCGGCTTTGTCATCAGCCGGGATTACTTTGCCGCTGGGGCGGTTCTGCCGCTGGTCGTTGGTGACCTGACGGACGTGCTGCGGCAGCTTGTTGATCGTCAGGCACGGCCTGGCGTTGATCGTCTGCCCTTGCACCGCGCCTCGGGTGGCCAGAACGTCTGCTGGCCACTGCCAGTGGTTGTCCGGACTGCCGGCGAAGAACTTCAGGTCGTCGATTTCGTCTTCCCGGCTCTCGCTGTAGGCCGAAATTGCCTGATTCAGCCGGGTACGGGCGGTGGCCAAAACGTCCGATTCGGACTTGTTCTTGCCCCCGCCGCCGTTGGCGACGGCTGCTGCGGCGGTGATCCCCGTGTAATCGGCCATTACGCCCCCATCCAACTCGCCGACATTTGGCTTCTGTCGCGCATTGTAAGCGTTCTGGGGCGGTCCACGCGCTCTCTGGAGGCCACAGGAAAGGCGAACGTGACCGCCAGCGCGTCAGCAGCGTCTGGAGAGGCCAATCCGCGGGCTTTCATGTCCTTTTTCGACTCCAGATAGATCGTTCCGCTGCTGTCAGGCTTGGTTTTCGGCCCCGTCAGGTCCGTTTTAAGCTGCCGGTCCTCTTTGATGGCCGCGGTGCGCAACCAATCGCGCATCGCGCCCCACATTTCGGCCCGTTTGTTGCCCCACATGACTTGGTTCTTGGCTTTCCAGCCAAAATTGACGCCGCGCACCTTATAACGCTGCTCGTTCAGCCTGTCAAGGATGCCGTACCCTAGCCCGCCCTCGTCCAGCACCACCAGCGTAGGCTTGAAGTCCTCAATCGCCTCAATGACGTGCCCCACGACCGTCATGGTGTCGTCGCCGCGGTAGCGCCGGATCTCCACCAGATCGCGCCCCTGCCTGGCCACGATGACGGTGGAGTCCGACCCGCTGCGCGCCGGGTCTACGCCGATCACGATGGGCGCTCCGGGGTCTTTGTACTTGGCGCGCTTGAACGCCTCATCCACCAGCCTTGGCGCGATGAACTGCTCGTCACCCGTTGACGGGAACTCGCCGTAGACCTCGATGCGGGCCTGCGGGCTGTCCTCGCCGTACTCCTCGATGATCTGCTCGTAGACGCTCTTGTCCGTGTCCTCGACCGTGCGGGCGTCGATCTGCCGCGTGTTCCAGAACGCCCGCTTGGCGTTGAAGCATTCGTAGAAGTACCCTTGGTTGCGCCGCGGGTTGCTGAACGCCAGCCAGAACCGATGCGGCGTGTTCTCCGTGAAGAAGCCCTGCGCCACGTCCCAGATCGTGTCCGGTATGCCGCTGGCTTCGTCGAAGATCAGCAGCACGCCGTCTGAGTTGTGCAGGCCGGCGTAGGCGTCGGGGTTCTCCTCCGACCACAGCCGACCCTCCGCGCCCCAGTACCGCGTGCCCTTGCGTAGGTCGCGCTCCACGATCTCGCTCAACCACTTGGCCGGCGTGATCCGCGTGGCGCTGATCTCCCACCAGTGGCTGTTGATCAACATCGCCAGCCATTTCGTGATCTCGGCCCATGTGATGCTGCGGAGCTGCGCCTCGCTGTTGGCCGACACGATGACACTGGCGCCGATGCGCGTGGTCAGCATCCACACCACCAGCCAACTCACCAGCGCCGACTTGCCGATGCCCCGACCTGACGCCGTGGCCATGCGCAGCACTTGGTACGCATCCACGTTGCCGTTGCGGGCGATGTGGTCGCGGATGTCGCGCAGCACCTGACGCTGCCACGCGCGCGGCCCCTTGTGCTTGGCCAGCGGCGTGCCGTTCTCGCCCCACGGGAACGCGAACAGTACGAACTTCTCAGGGTCGTTCGCTATCGCCGGACTCCAGAGCCTGGCCATCAAGCCTTGCTCTTGATCCGCCGAGAACCGGGGCTCTTGCATCCGTCACCTCATGTACGAGTTCCAACACCCGCGACTGCGCCTGCTCGAGCGCCGCCGTGATGCTGATCTGCTGCGCCACGTCGATCTGTACCTGCTGCTTGGCCACCCAACCGTGAGCGTGCTTCAGTATCTCAAGCGCCGCCTTGGAGTCGCCGTTCATCGCCGCCTCATGCAACACCGTGGACATGGCGATCTCGCCATCCGCGCGGCCCTTCTGCTCGGCCAACTCCGCGATCGGGTCCAGTTCGCGCAAGCGCCGGTACTCGCTTGGCAACAACCCTGCCGCCAGCGCCAGGTTGTCGCCCTTCAAACCCAGCTTCGCCGCGTCATACACGCGGTTCAGCACGGCCTCCGTGGCCTTGACTTCGCGGATGGTCAGTGGGAGCGACTTGAACATGGCGGTTTGAGTATAGCGTAAGCCTTTTCCGTTTGTGTTTGCAAAAATAATTTTTGCTTGTGGCCCCAAAAAATAAAAATTGTCTGCGAGCCCTTCGTTTTTGACCGCTCAGGTCGCCGGCCCTCCCCCTCCCCCCTCTCTGGCGCCTGGCCGCACGCCGTCTGCAGTCTGCCGCCAACTAGGTCATTAGGCTACGCCTAACCGGGTCGCTGCCCTGGCCAGCATGGCATCCAGCTGCTAGGTAATTTAGGCTATGTCATGCCATGCGCCTAGATTGCATATGGTTTGCGTGGTGACGCGGGTCGATGAGGCCGATAGGCTATTTAGGTCATCTGAAGCGGGGCATGCCAGCCGCCACCATATGTGTACTGTATATATATACAGTATTTTATTTGTTTCAACCAAGAGTAGATGATTAGATGACCTAACTAGCCTAGCCCCCTCGGTAAGCCGGGGCGTCGTCACCGCCTAGCCCATGAGCTAACCACCCGGATAAGACAACCCCCCAGCACCACCTAATCCCTTACGCGCCAGTCAACCATTGCTCGCCCCGAATCGCGTCCTGGGAGTGTTAGGTCATCGGTTTAGGCGCCTCTAGGCAACCCACGTAGCCTAACAAATTGACCCCACACTTCAGTAGGGTAACAACATTCCCGTACATTAACACCCGTCGCGCGATCCCCGCGCGTAATTTAGGTGACCTAACATGACCACAAATTGCCTCACACTCACCAAGTTCCAACAGCGTGAAGTCAATACAGCTCTTGCCCGGCTGCCCGTACTTGGCGCCGACTACGCTGCGCGCGCCATTAGCGCGCTCTACCGCGCGGCCATGCGCGACACCCAAAAGCGCGAGCTGTTGTCCATTGCCCTTGCTTACCGTTTGGTGTCTTCCCCTGACTGGATCGCCTGACGTCAACCCGGCGGGGAGCGATCCCCGCCCATCTTTGGAGCTGCAACATGACTGCAACCGAACTAGCCCGCGACGCTGTACGTGACGCCCGTCAAGCCGCCACGTATCTGGCGCCGCAGGTTGTCGAAGACATGGCGCGCGCCCGGCTTGCGCTGGCCGTGCTGGCGATGGACGACAGCACGCCCGCTGCCGTTCGTTTGATGCGCCTTGAAGACGGCTTTGCCGCCATCCGCGAGATTCTTTACCCCTAACTCGGAGCCTGACACCATGCGCACCCGCACCCGCGACATCATCTTCGCATGCGCCTACGGCGCAGCCCTCGGGCTTTTGCTCGCGGCTTTTATCTGAATGGAGAACCACACCATGAGCGACACCACATATAACGGCTGGACCAATCGCGCTACTTGGCTCGTAAATGTCTGGTTCAACCCCGAGTCACGCGAAGACGTCGAATCTGCGCGCGCAGCTATCGAAGACGCCGAGGAGTCCATCCCCGACTTCATGCGCGACTTCCTGTGCACTTCTGAGATCAACTGGGACGAGTTGCTGGAGCACTTCGACGAAGAAGCCGAGGAGACCGAAGAATGAGCCAATCCAACCCCATGCACCATGGGCCACGGGAGCCCGTACGCGGGCCCGTGTGGCCCTTCCCCGCCACGTTACCGGCCCCCGGCCACGCCCCGGACCCCCGGCCCGTGCGCGCGCCAGTGGCCCCACGTCAACCCCTGCCGGACACTCCGGCGCCATTCTGAAAGGATCACACGCCATGAAACGCTACGCAACTGTTACCGAAACCGTGGTTTACCGCGTGGAATTTGACGCGCCCGAAGGTGCAGACGACGACACGCTCGACGACCTAGCCCACGACGAATGGGAATCGAACCCCGGTCGCAAGCCCGTGGATTACTTTGTGGAAATCGAAACGGTGGAGGCCTGACCATGTACGGACCCGCCATGCCCTGTATGGACCCGGATCGACCCCTGACCCCATCAGAACTTGAGGAGATACGCCGGGAACTGTACCCGGACGACGACGACGACGACGACGACGACGACGACGACGACGCGGAGGACGAATGATCTGGGCCGGCCTAGCCCTGCTGCTGGCCGCTGGACTGATCATCATCCTTGACTTATAGTCGGGCCTGCCAATTTCTCCTGATCCTTCAAGCCCGCCAGGCCATAAGCCCGGCGGGCTTTTCTTTCACCCCTTCACGCGGGCGATGATGTCGGCCGCGCTGGGCTCGGGCAGATCCACCAGGCGGCGGGCCTCGCTCTTGCTCCCCGTCCAATCGGGCGCGCGGAACACGTGCTTCTTCGTCGGGTGCTCGACCGAATAGACCCGCCCCATGTCTTCCCAGCCGGCCTCACGGAACGCGTGCAACAGGGCAGGGACCACCAGCTTGATATGTGCCGGCGCGCGGGCTTGCAAGCCCTCCAGGAACCCCTGCCAAGGCCCGCCTACCACGCCGCGCGCGAACAGGCCCACGCGATGCGTCATTTGCTCCACCAACCACGCCTCAGAACCCGAGAGCCCGGCCTGCAACATGATGGCCTTCGCTTCCGTCATGGGCGGCGCGGCGCCAGGCTGGAACGTCGAAACATCACGGGCGTGGAGCCACGCGGCCACCGAAGCCAGGCCACCGCCCGCGTACCAGGCCCACAGGCGCGCAGCGGCGTCCGCGGGCATGATGCCGGCTTCGGACCACAGGACGAACCAGCGCCGATCATCGCTGGGCAGTGAGATGGCGGCACGCTCGTTCGAGAACGCCAGCACCAGCAGCCGGTTGGCCGCATCGTAGGGGTGCAGTCCCTTACGCTGGATTGAGATCAACTCGGGCGGCGCGGCCAGCAGGGGCTTGAGTCGGTTCTCCAGCGCGCGGCGGTCGCTGGCCTCGGGCTGGCGCAGTTCGTTGAGCACCAGCACTTCGGACTCGAACGCATACCCCCACTGGGAATTGATCTCCTCGTTTCTGACGGTCGCGACGTTCGTTTTCCCTTCCCCGCCCACCGCCCACAAAAACGGCGCCCAAAGCGAGTCCTTGCCACTGCCAGGCCGGCCGGCGTGCAGCACGCCGTGATTGATCTTGATGCTGGGATGCTGGACCTTGAACGCCATGATGTTCAGGACATGCTCACGCTCTGCCGGGTCCGGGATCATCCGCTCGGCGTGGTCCAGCCACGGGCGTACGGCAGCGTCTGAGGCACCCCCAGTGACTGCCGGGCGCCCATCACGCCACTTGTTGCCGAAAACGCCACCGGCACGGGCGACCAGCACGTCATCGCCCGCGCTGTACGCGATACCGTCCAGCACCCGCCCGCCCTTGGTCTGGCGGTGCTCGTCAAAGCAGATCGACGCTTCGATTTTGGGGTTCTTGCCGTGGATCGAGCGGCAGGACACATGGCGGAACAGCGCGTTGAAGTTCGTCCGCGTGAACTGGCGCCGCTCGCGCATGTCGAAGTAGGCATCGTCTGATACCACGTAAGCAAACCGGTGCCACCAGTCGGCTTTGTCGGTGCGCGCGGCCTCGGCGCGGTCAACCTCGGCCATCACCTCGGCCACCGCACCGGCCAGTTCAGGCGTGGGGGTCAGCCGCCCGATGGTCTGCAGCATCGCCTGCTGCAGCAGTTCGTCCCGCAGGCCAGGCGTGTGCTTCGGCCCGCCACGCTCGGCCACCCACTCAAGGAACCAAGCGCTGTCCAGATCAATGCAATGCGAGTGCAGGCAGCAGTACGCCCGCCCGCTGGGCAGGTAGCGGCCCTCGGGGTTGCCGTCGGTATGCGCCTCAGCGTTGGGGCACACGACGCCCATCCAGCCCTCGGTGTTCGGCCTACTGAGCACCAGCCCCTGCTCGGACAACCAAGTAGCCACATCGTCGGCCCCGTCATCGGACAGGCGCACGGGCCGGGGGCCGAGGGACTCCACCACCTCGGGCGTGACGCCCAAGCCGGCGCAGATCTCGGCCAGCGTGTATTCGCGCGAGCGGTCCCACTCCACCAGGCGCGAGGCAAACGAATCCTTGCCGGGCTTGAAGTTGACGCTGCCAGGCAGTCGGAAATTTCTGACCGGGTTGCAGGCCCCGGCGTCGGTGTAGCCTGCTGCGGCAATCGCGTTGATGGCGCCAGCGAACTCCAGCTTGGTGGGCTGGTCACTGAAGACGTAGCCCCACTGGTAGTTCCCGGCTGACGTCTCCATGATCCACGTCGGGGGCAAGGGCGGCGTCTTGCTCTTGGTGCCCACGTCGTCCAGCATCATCACCAGCACGTACTCGCAGTTCGCCGCGCCTGCGCTGGGCTTGCCCTCAATAAAGCGGTCGATGATGAACGAGGCGGTGTTGCCGAACCACGCCTCGCCCTCCTTGATGCGCCGCGTGGGCAGGTACGCCGGCCAGCTTGCTTTGATCGCGCCGTTGGCGTGGAACTGCATTTCCCCGTTCACCAGGCGCGGCGTCTGCCGCACGATCAGCGCCGTCTCGCCAGCAGGCGCGAGCGCGGCGAGGTACTCAATGAATTCTTGTGATGTCATTTGCCGTATCTCTCCATTGTTTTGATGCCAATGCCCAGCGGCAGACCCGCCGCCCATGCTGGCGGGTTGGTCATCACCCGCTTCATCAGTTCGGTTGTTCGCGCAGGGTCGCTCGTCTCGCAGACGATTTCGTCGTGGACGTGCAAGACCACATCCTCGCCCTCGCGCTCAAGCTCACGCAGCGCATACCGCAGGATGTCATGCGCCGCGGCTTGCGTGACGTTCTCGCATGCCAAACCCGGCCACAGGCGAGCGCGAGGCCACTCCTTGGCGTCAGCGGCGGGTTTCCAAGAGGCTTTGGCGTAGCTGATGCCATCGGCGTCGAGTCGAGCGTGGGGGTAACACAGTATGCGCCCAGACGGCAGCGCGTACCAGAGATGAGCCCCATCAAACAGGTAGGACACCCGCCCTGCCGGCACCGCCTGACCCTTGCGCCGCATCGCGCCCATGTAGGCCCGCTCAAGGTCCGACCAGAACAGCGGCGCCCACGGGTTCGCCTTGCGCCAGGCACCCACCATGCGCTTGGCCTCATGCTCGACCAGGTTCACGCCGTACACACGCCCCATCGCGGCGAACGCGCCCACGCCACCCCCGAACCCGCAGGCGAGTTCCTGCACCTTGCCGATCTGGCGCTGCCCGGTGGACACCGCGTCCTCGGCCTCGTAGCCGGCCAGGATGGCGTCATACGAGGTGCTGAACGTCGCGGCAGCGTTGACGATGTAGGCGTCCAGCCCGCGACGAAACGCCTCCAGCTTGGTGTCGCCCGCAGGCGTCGCGGCCAGCCAGGGGTTCACGCGGCCCTCAATGGCCGACCAGTCGGCCACGACGAACTGCTTACCCGCTGCCGGGATCAGCGCCGGGCGCAGCATCCCCTTCAGGACGTCGGTGACGCGCTTGCCGAACGCAGGAACGATCTGATGTCCACGGCACATCGCATGACGGACGGCCTGCGGATCCTTGGCGACCTTGCGGGCGAAATTGTGGACCTGCAGCCCATACGAACTGGCCCGGCCTGTGGCAGCGCCGCCAGCGAACACGAACGCGCCACGCACACGGTGATCCTCGACATCCGCAAGCGCGGCCATACGGACGAACTTGGCGACCGACGATGCCCAGAGGTCGTCTGCGCACTGGATGACGGTCGCCGCGTCAGGGGGTACTTCATCGGGATTCTCCTCTGCTAGGATCAGCAGTGCGGCACGGATGGTTTTGTCGATCGACTGCTTTTCTTCGCCGTCTTTGTGGACCGTCATCAAGCGGCGCGCCTCGGGGCCAACGCGCTCCCATACCCACTCGCGCATCCGGGGTGAGCGCACCGATGTGATCTCGCCGCCCGTCACCTCGCGCACCTCCTGCTGGATGGCGTCGAGTTCCTCCACAGCGTAGGTCTGCGCGGCCTTGGCGAGGTCTACGTCCACCAGCACGCCGCGGTCGTTGATGCGCTCGTTGGTGTGGTAGTCGGCCAGTTCCTCGGCAGACAGCGGGCGCAGGGCCTTGCTGATGGCCCGCATCGCACGGACGTCCTGCGCGCAGTAGTGGACCAGGTCGGCCAGGTCTTGCTCGGTGTGCTTGAACGGCGGGATGCAGCACTTGCGCACCAGCGCAGCGCCCTTGTGATCCTTGCGCATACTGGCGCCGGCAAACCGCCCCACATCCTCCAGCGAACCCGGCGCGCAGTTGGCGCGGGCCTGCGCTGCGGTGCAGTAGAACTGCTCCAGCTTAGGGACAGGCGCCCCATGATCCGGCCCCAGCACATACGTCCAGATCAGCCGCTCAAACGCGGCGTTGTGGGCATAGACGCGCTCACCACGCAGCACGGCCTGCCGAACTGATTTTGGAAATTCTTGGCTCGGTTGCCAAATTTGCACCTCCTCATCGTCATGCGCATACGCCATGCACAGCACTTGCGTGCTCGCGTCTTGCGCGTAGTTGTAAACGCCCGCGACTGTGAGGTCGCAGGCGCTGCGGGTTTCGAAGTCAATCCAAATGGGCATAAAAAAGATGGCCCCGAAGGGCCACCCTTACTCTCAGGCCGCGCGACGACGACGGCCAGTCGGTGCCGGCTCGACGGCGGGCGCCTCCGCAGGCGTCTGTTCGTCAGCCGCGCCGTCCATGCCGACCCAGTGCTGCACCTTGAACTCGGGCGTGTAAACGCGCCCGTAGCTCTTGTGCTGGTAGTGATCCTTCCCGAGAACGATCACCGGCACCGGCTTGGTCTGGTCCTTCTCCACCTGAGCGGCGATCTCGACCGCCAGCGTCTGCACTGCGCGCTTGCCGCCGACAGAAGTCACGGTATACCGCGCCTCCATGCCGGCATCTTCGCCGCTGATGCACTTCAGAGAGAACCCGACCTGTGCCTCCCAACCCCGCTTGGCGCCGGGGGGCGCCACGTCGAGTTCGGGCAGCGGCTGGGTAATGCCGACCATCTTCTCGCCCAGCACCTCCCCTTCCCCCCACGCGATGAAGCCGTGGACGAACGAGAACGGATTGACAGCCCACAAGGAGCCGTCCTCCACCTCGGTCTGATCCGCGCCAAACACCCAGTGGCCCGTCTTGTCCATCTTCACGATGACGGTGGCAGATCCCACGTCAGGTGCGATGGCGCGAAGGGCCGTAGACAAGGACGAAACTGCCGGCAAACCGGCTTGAGAGAACGCAACGATATTGGACACGATTGAACCTTTCACTTCAGTTTAGAAAGAGCAGCAACGAGTTGCTGCCCGATGAGCACCGCCGCTGGCCGGGGATCGCTCTCCGGTGCGATGGTGTTGCCGGACGAGACGCTCACGACCTGATTGGCCGGGAACTCCACGCCGTGCTCCTTGCAGACCTTCTCCATTTGAGAAGGACTGCGCAATTTGATCTCTTGGTACTTGGTAGGGCAGATGCCGGCGTTGAGCCACAAAACGTGCATCGCCTTCTCATCAACCCACTGACGGGTCGCCCGCTTGGGCACCAGTTTATAGCCTGGCACGGCCATGCCCTTCTCCAGCCGCGCCTGCGCCAGCTTGCGAGCGTCAGCGATGAAGTCCTCCAGCCGCTCGGCCAGCGCCAGCGCCTGGCCCAGCGCCTCAGGGTCCACCGTGGCCAGCGCCGTGTGGGTCACGCGGTCCACCGCGCCACTGACTTGCGGGCAGATCGGCTTGGCGGTACACCACCGGCAGTGGTCGCCGATCACGACCGCCGCGTCGGGGCGCTTGGCGGCTTGCACGGCCACGACCAGTTCGCGTTCGAACTCATGCACGCGCTTGAACGTCGTCACCCAGCGGCGCACATGGGGCGGCTGCACGATCACGATCTCGACCTCGGTCGCGCCGTCAAAGGCCCACTGCACCTTGCTGGTCTTGAGAGCCGCAGCCGCGTAGAACAGCCCCTGCTCGGACTCCTCGGCCTCGACCATCACGCCGTCGCCGAACTTCCAGTCCAGCACGACAGCGCGGTCGCCGATGCGGCCGATCAGGTCAGCGTTGCCGAACACGCCGTCCAGCGCCTTGACGCCCTCAAACTCGACCTCGACCTCTTGAACGAACTGCATCTTCTGCTCGGGGTCGATCTGGTCAAGCGCGTCGATGCAGAACTGCAGCTTCTCGGCCTGCTCGGGCGTCAGGTTGTGCTTGGCGATGATGTCGCCCAGCTCGCCATCGGCCAGCAGGTCTTCCATGCAGCCGTGCAGGAGCGTGCCCTCCTCGGCGTACTTGGACGATGCCTGCGGCGGCATCTTGGCAACGAGCGCCACGCTGCCTGGGCAGTTGATGACGCGCTTGGCGGTGGACCCGCCGACTACTTTACTGTGCTGCATCACTGACCCCTTGCTTTCAGCATGGCATCGGCGATGTCGTAGGCATCATTAGCCGTTTGCTTAGCCCCCAACTCGGGTGCAAATTCTCTCATTTGCGCGCACCAGTTGGACGCCAATAGCCCCTGTACCGCGGCTGCTGCAAAGTAATCGCGCAGGGACATGCCAGACGATATCCAGTTGTACTCTAGCGCCGAGTCGTTGTGACACGGAAACGCCGCTCCACCTAAATCTTTCATAACTGAACTCCAGTGAACTGATGAGGACTGCAGTGTATCGCACAAAAAAGACTTGCACAAGACTTTTTGCCGTTGTAAAGTTACGGACGTGGCCAAACACAAAATTTCGGAGAAGACGATGCGTGAGAAAGATGTTGAGAAGCGGCTTGTTTTTGGGATAAAGGCCCTCGGCGGCGAGGCGTACAAGTTTGCGTCGCCCTCCCGCCGGGGCGTGGCCGACCGTCTGGTCGTGATGCCTGGTGGTCGCGTGTTTTTCGTGGAGGTCAAGACCGAGACGGGCAAGCTGTCGCCGTCGCAGGAATTCTTTCGTTCGGAGATCAACAATCTGGGCGGCAACTACGCCTGCGTCCACGGCGCAGCGGACGTGGATCGCTTTCTGCGTTGGGTGGTGAAGGTATGAAACTGCGCCCCTACCAAGAGCAGGCTGCTGACTTCTTGTACGAACACGACCGGGCGATGATTCTCGCGCCGGTTGGCGCGGGCAAGACAGCCATTACGCTGACGGCCATGCGCAAGTTCGTGGAGGACGAAGGCACCCGCTTCCTTGTCGTCGCGCCGCTGCGGGTGGCCACCTCGGTCTGGCCCGTGGAAGCGAAGAAGTGGGCGCCGTTCATCACGTTGACCGCCGCGGTCGGCACCCCCGCCCAGCGTAAAGCAGCACTTGACAGTGACGCTGACGTCATCGTCACCAACTACGACAACCTGCAGTGGCTGGCCGAGCAGGACGTGCAGTTCGACGCGGTGGTGTTCGACGAACTCACGCGGCTGAAGAACCCCAGCGGCAAACGCTTCAAGGCGTTTGAGAAGGTCATCAAGTCCGTTGAGATCCGTTGGGGCCTGACCGGCTCGTTTACCAGCAACGGGCTGGAGGACGTGTTCGGGCAGTGCAAGGTGATCGACCAGAGCCTGCTGGGCCGCAGCAAGGGCGCGTTCATGCAGCAGTACTTCTACCAGAACAACCGCGGCACGCACACCGAGTGGGAGCCCCGGCCGGGCTCGCTGCCCGCCGTGATGCAGCGCATCAAGCCGGCCACCTATGTGCTGGAGCCTGGCGAGTACAAGGACAAGCTGCCCCCGCTGCACACGGTGGAGATGCCCTGCAGCATGGCGATGGACGACT